CTTATTGTGGAATGATGATTACAGATAATCCAAATTATATTATGTAAATAACAGTGGATTCCCAGGAAGATTAGGGGACTCATATTATATGTTTGGTATTTTGGCGATTCCCAGGAAGATTAGGGGACTCATATTATATGCTTGGTATTTTGGCGATTCCCAGGAATATTAGGGTACTCATATTATATGCTTGGTATTTTGGCGATTCCCAGGAAGATTAGGGGACTCATATTATAACACATAATCAACTTGTTGTTTAACAATTGTAGTATTTTGTGGGGTTGTTGTGTCATAAGTTGTTTCTAATATATTTTCAATTTCATTTGGATTATATAACTTTTGTAAATATTCATTCGTCAGCATATACTGGTCTATCAATATTTCATCATCATTTATAATTGTATTTATTGGTGTTATATTAGAATATTTAAAAGGCTTCATCACATAATGGCGAATATATATAAACCTTATTAACTGGTCTGCCAATTTATTATAATACATTAATTTTATTATTTTCTTATTATCATCAATAACAGGTATATGTATTTTATCCCCTTTTGTTATTAATGATTGTAATGTATTTATTTGTATGTTATTTAATTTATTAAAATCCGCATACAATTGCTTATTTACTGTAAATAATATCATATTATTTGTATTACCCAACTGTTGTAATAATGTACTTACTTTAATCATTTTATCTGAATACATTAATGTAACATCATTAAGTATATTTTGCATTGTCAATTTATAAGTAAAATATGTTTTATCCGTCAATAATGACCTTAACTTATTTCTGAAAATAGTAAATAACATTGTGAATAATTTTACCTTGAATACCTTTGTATTATCCATTATACTTTTTAAATTATTAGTATAAGCATAACTTAATTGATAATCGGTTAAATTAGCACCTGTTAAATTTGTAGAGTTTATATTGTAGTTATCTATCAAAGTATAATTAATTACGGGCAATTCTTTGGTAAATGGATAATTATCTGTAAATTCATTGATTTTATACAAATCTGTTCCAAAAGGAATGAATAAATTTGTTTTGAGTAACAATCCAACCACTATATCTTCATTCAATACTACTTTTAATATTTCCAATTGTTCCGTTATATTTACATTAATTAAATCGTTTTCCACCTTTTCCATTTTTTCAATCTTATCATATAATAATACATACTTTTTCATAGTATAAGCAGTCGTATTAAATACCACCTCTTCAATATTTATTATATCAATATCTTCATATTGTAAGCTATTTCCTGGATAACATGGAATCCATAAAGGAAAAGTAGTAATATCTTCATCATCTTTAAAAACAACTATTAATCCAACTATCTTATTTATATACGGATTTAATACTAATTCTATGGAATTATTTGAAAAACCAAGTTTATTTAATAAATTAATCCACAATTCAGCTGATAAAGGAGCAACATATGAATAATTATTATTATTGTCATGTATAGTAGGCTTACAATAGTTATTAATGGTAGGAATAACTAATTTATTAATTAAATCATGTATAGATTGAATAGATGAATTATGTTTGTAATATTTATAATAAGTAATAGTAGATTCGTTTTCTATTCGGTAAAGTAGTGGTTCATAAAAATTATCGTGTTCAAATAATATAATAGAATCCAATTCTTTGTTAAATTTCTTGTTTGTATAATGATTTGTAGGACATATAAAACCCATTTTCATTTTATCTTCTATATTATCATTAATATTCATCTCAGGTATTTTAAAAATTATTAAATTTACACCCTCGTTAAATAATAATGAATTAGGTTCAGCAATAAAATCCCATAAAAATGTATAATCAATTATAGAATCTTTATTATTTAAAAATTTCAAAAAATGCAAATAAGATTGTATTAAATATCGTTTTTTAATATTTTTTTGGTTTAGGGTTTTTAATAAATAAATATCAGGCAATTCATCAAGTTCATTTGAATAACGACGTATATAAATATTTATTTCAATATTTTCAAACGAATGTTCGTTCCATTTTAAAGGTGCAAACATTTTTGGCAAGTTTCCATTAAACGCCTTTACGAATTTAGTAATACTTATTGCTTTTATTAATATGCCTATAAACTCAGTTATTGTTGGTATAGATATATTATTGTTGTTTGAAAATAATATGTATGATAAACAAGCTAAAAATGATTTATTTTTACTATATTCTACACCCCGTCTTAAAAAACAAGATGAATCATTAGAATTTACATTACATTTAAAATTAAATGATTGATTAAATAATAACGTAATATTTTCTGGTAAATAACCCAAACGATTTGTTCCCAATGGAAATTTTGTTGATTGTTTAATATATAAATGGTCCTCCTGTCCTAATCGTTCAATCACATCATTTTCATCATTTTCACTTATATTACTATTAACTACCATATTATTCGCAACAGGTAATTCTTCTGTATTATTATTATTATTATTATTATTATTATTATTATTATTATTATTATTATGTTTATTTTTGCATTGAGTGATAATTTTTTGTTTCGTTGATGTATGTATATTTTTAAAACAACAAGGCATACATTTAGTGTCTTTTTCAGATAAACTTACAAATCCTGGATCCAATGGACCTTGTCTCTTAAAATCATATACATATCGTGTATCAGTAATAGGTCCGCTAATATACATGTTATTTTTATATTTATGAATATCTTTTGGGTCAATAATTTTATTTTCCTTGAATGACCAATATTGCGGACAAGTATAATAATTCGTTTCATTCGTTCCCCAACTTAATACTGATTTGTCATCTCCCGCTGGTAATAATCCTTCTTCCACATGTTTATCATATTCAGTTTTGCTTAATACCACAGGTTGCCTACCTGAACTTGATTGACATTTTTTAGAATAATTAGAATCCTTTAAAAAGGATTCCTTTTCAAATATACGATTTTGAAAGTAATTGCGAGAATTATCCGCATCACCACCAATCATTAAATCTTCATCTTCTTCATCCTCGTCTTCCTCCTCTTCATCCATATTATTTCCATCGTCCATAAACAGGAATAAATCATCGTTTTCAAGCACTTTTAAGTTATCATTTTCAATTTCATTATCCAATTCACTTACCACATTATTTACATCATTATTATTATCAACATAATCCATTTCATTTAATAATTCATCCAACCTATTTATATGTTCATCTTCTTGTTTATTCATATCCATATTCATTATGACAACTTCTTCCTGTCCAATATCATCATTAATAATTGCTTTATGTATAATTTTTTCCTGAGAATCATATAAACAATTTATTAAATAATTAGGTAAAAAATGCAAGTAATTTAATGAATTTATATTAGCAATTGAAATATTTAATTTATTATTATTTTTTGATGATGATACATAAAATCCTAATTGTGGTGTTAAAGAATTCATTGACACGCATTGTGAATACATACCTGTGTCATTAGCATTTACAGAAAGAATAATATCATTACACAATGTAGTTGCGTAATCAATTGAAATATTAAAATTAATTGATGTATTTTTAATAATGTTATTAATAATGGATTTTGATAATCGGTTATGTTGGTTTTGTTTTAAATAGCATAAAATATATTGTGTTATAGATTCAGATTTATTAAAATTATCAACATTTATGTATATTAATTCATTTGATAGGGTATTTATAAAATAATTGTTATATTGTGGAGATATTTTCCAAGATATTTTTTTTGAAGTCTCTAAATCAGTGATTAAAGTGTAATTTACAGTACAAGGAGTAACATCAAAAGAATTGAATAATATTAATTCTAATCCGACATTTTTTAATATATCAGAACATTGACTTAATACTGGATTTACATATTTTAATACATCGTTATTAATATGTTCAAGTGATACTCCCCCTTGATAATAAGTATATATATCAAACTTGCCCGTTTCGTGTAATACACAGTAAATCATAGTATTGTTATAATTTATATTGGAGTCCAAATGAATATAGAAAAATAACGAATTACTTAATGTATTAATTTTCATTATGTTTGTTAATAATTTTTTAGATATAGTTGGTATTTTAGAATTAGTAATATCATTGTTTTTAAATGTATGTATTTTATATTTATTACTGCTGGATACTGATATATTACGAATACTTACTGGTTTGTATTTTAATAAAGGGACACATTCAGTTGTATTAAAACGTTTGAATATATCATTAATTGGTAATTTTATTGTGTTTGTTTGTAATATAGATACGTTCATACTAATAGTCATATTTGAAATTCCCCATACTTGATTATTTACATTTTTAATTATTTTTTTTTTAATAGGTATTTGTTTGTCTAAAATTGATAATTGTGTATTTGCTGATTCTTTAAAACCAGATATATCTATTGTAATGTCGTTTTGGTTTGCTTCTAATTCTTGTTCTTTTACAAGCCAATGGTTGTATAATCGTGGAAAAAATAAACGATACATTAACGATTGGTTATATATGGGAACTGTTTTCATATAATCACGAGCATTGCATAAATAAAGCGTATTTTGCATATATTCTCCACTATTAAATAGTAATTGATTGATTGGATTTGTACTAATAAATGTGGTTTCCAATTTATAATTAGTTACACCAGCTGATGTAGAATAAATAATTGGTTCATATATGTCTTCATTATTATTATTATTATTATTATTATTATAATTTGGGTTATTTATGGTTGTTAAAAATGTGGAATATGGGTTATATGATTGAATAATTCCCAAATCATTATAAATAGATTGTCCCGCAGGAAAATATTGGGGTTGAAGACCATCAATATTTAGATTTAAAATATCTTCAAAAGTATAATGCGATTTTATTTCACTTGGCATATGTACGTCTGGAAAGTTGGATAAATAAGCAAATAGTTTATTGTGTGATATTAATTGGGAATCATTTAGAGACAAAGTGTTGAATATATTAGATGTATATTGTATTTTATTAATCTTTCCAAAAAAATACATTTCCTCAGGAACAATAGCATTAATTGATTTTTTTTTCAATTCCTTATATAATTTCAAGGATATTGTTTGTATAGTATCGTCGTAATATATTGGGACATTAATAAAAAATATATGATTAATATCCAATTTATCCAAATCAGACAATGGCACATGTATTTTTTTTAAAAGGGTTAATTCGGTTTTATTATTAGTTCTATATTTGCTATATAATGATGATAAATCAGTATTTTCAGGAATATATTCTTGGTTGTAAAATATGTGGGCATATCTAGGTAATCCTTGATTGTCTAATTCAAAAATAGAAAAAACAGGATATTCAATAATTTTATTTGATAGTAAACTCATATATATATATTTGCTTATACTTTTTAATATACAATTAGAATATATATATTATTTAAAAAAATAATAATAATATATATTATAAATTTTATTATGTAATTAATTGAGTAAGATTTTTTGCAATGTTTAAAAGTGATATATTTGTATTAATTATCTATTTATTAAGACAAACATATTATAAGTTATTACCAATTTATTACCAATTTATTACCAATTTATTACCAATTTATTACCAATTTATTACCAATTTATTACCAATTTATTACCAATTTATTACCAATTTATTACCAATTTATTACCAATTT